GTTGTGGCTCTTGATCAACATAAGACGGCTGTTGAGGCTGTCTCTGCTGTTCCATTGCCGCCAAACGCTGTTCTAAATCTACCCTAGCTTGGCGTTCCCGCTGGGCTTCTTGCCTAGCTTCCTCGCGTTGCTTGGTTATCTCTGAGAACCGCTTTTCAAGTTTAGGATTTTGCTTACGCTCACCCTCTTGGTTTGCTTCCTTTTCTGCCTCTTTCGGTTCACTCTGTGATTCCTCGGATTCTGGCTCAGGAGTTTCCTCTACTGCCTCAGTATCCGCTGAAGATTCAGCTAAACCTAATCTGTTTGCATAAAATTCTGCCGCATTCTCGCTAGTCAATACTTGACTTGCTTCTTTTTCGGACATACGTTTCCCAACGATTTAACCCTATGAACCTCATAGGTACGGTTTAGTGGTTTTTACCACATAATTTTAAATTGTCAAATAGCCCGTTCTGTTGCTTCTGCATTGGCTGTATTTAGTGAACCTTTATCCACTTGCGCCAGCAACAAAGCAATTTCTTGTTTCATGCGCTCAATCTCAAGCTGTGTCTGCGTCCTAATAACCGTATCGTTTGCTTGACCCTGAACACGCATTTGCATTTCAGCAAGATCACTTTGTTCACGAACTTCAGCTTCATTTGCTCTGCCTGTTTCTTTCATCAGGGTGCGCTTAGTCTCGGAGTCTTGACGCAATTGCTCAACGTCCATACGGCTCTGTAGCATCATGTCCCTAGCCTGAACTGCTTGTGTAAGTTCTTGAATCTGTTTTTGCGACATAGCCAGTTGCATTTGAACTTGTGGCGGCACTTTAGACTTATCGTCAATTTGCGCCATTGGGTTAGCCGCGGCAAGACGGTCAGCAATAATGTCCGCGCCCGGCCAATCCATGTTTCTAAACACCAAGTCGCCAGCCACTTCCATAAGTTGTGGTGCGGCTGACAGCAGGGGAAGCATATTGTCCACAGCCTCTTGGCGCTTGCTGTTGTAGCCCGGCCCTGTTTCCATCACCACATCATATTGACCCACGCTAATGTCGTTTAAAACGCGGCCAACAGAGTCACGCTGGTTAATCGTCAACAATTCTGGCTTGCCATCGTCCCCAATAATTCGCATGACACGTTCTGTGTCGTAAATTTTAGGAATAAGGTCTAAGCAAATTTTGCCAATATGATTGATTGAACGGGTCAGATTGTCGTAATAGTCAAAGTTTGTCAGATCAACTTGTTGTTGCTGACCGTTTAATGCTTTGCCTGAAATGTTGCCTTGACCAAGCTGTGCCGGGTCAAACACGCCCATAATGTTTTTAATGTCATTGTCAACACCCATTGCCGCGGCCATAATTCCCGCTTGTGGGGGTTCAGGCTGTAGGCGAACTGGCACAGGCGCGGGGCGGCCATCAATGTCAGTCTGTTTGTATCGCAACACAGGAAATGACTTAATGTTGGCGTTTGCCCAATCAGTCTCATGCCCTTCGTCCTGACCTTCAGCCAGCAACCATTTAGCCTTGGGTGCTAATGCAACACCTTCAGTAATAGCAGTTTGCCAAAAGTTATACATACGTTGTGGGTCTTTGGCATAGCGAATCATGCCAAACTTTGTGCGCTTGCTTCCAATGACAATGTGTCTGCCATATACGGGAACAATCGGAATATATTTGCCAGCCCAATCGCGTTCCTCAAGAACTTCAATTGCAGTCATTTTGCAATATTTAATGGTTTTCTTGTGAGACTCGCGCTTGTCAATAACGGTAATGCCGTAAGCATCAAGACGTTTAAAAAAGTCTTTGTCATCTGCAAATGTTGATGTGCCATCGCTCAAAAGATACAAAGTCGCTTTTTCTCTGACCGTATAGTAATACTCAGCAAGGCGAATATCCTCTTTGGTTATCCACTCAGACTGTGAGTCTCCTGTGCCGCGCTGTGTGAAACTTGTTCCATCGTCAGCGTCTGGGTACATCTTGCGGAATTCTTCCCTCAACACCATTGTTGTAATTAAACAACGGTCAGCGTCAGAGCCATCAGGCAAGACTGAATTGGGGTCATAGTAAACCGTGAATGGGTTATCCACAGGGTCTATGTAGACTTCCTGATCGAATGAATCCTCTGAAATGTAGTCAGTTCTGACCCGCACATAGCCCCACCCCATACGCACAGCGTATTCAAACGCATTGTCGTAAGCGTGATCAGCGTTGGAATTGACTTCAATGTGGCGAATAATGCCCTGAATGGTCTGTGCGTCCACCATGTCATCATGCGTGTTTGTAGCATGAACTTTGATGCGGGGGCGTTGCTGGCGTTGCTGGTTTGAAACTTGGCGGCAATAGTTATCCACCTTGTTAACCGTAATGCAAGGGCGTGACTCTACATTACGGGAGTTTTGCAAATCAACAGGCCATTGATCACCAGAGCCAAACTTCAAATCTTCAAGCGCATCCTGACGGTTCATTGTGTCTGCATCATTGGCAAACTTTAAAAAGTCTATTGCTTCCTGAATTCGTGAGTCGTAATCATCAGCCATGATGTTGCCCTAAGTGATTTGGAGTCATTTTAACTCATCCATGAGTGTTGGCTACCATAATTTGCGTTTGCCTTTGGCCTTCTGGCCTGTTTAGGCTCATTGACCATCAGACCAATATACCTAAACGCATCAGCGCCATGCGAATAATTGTCATGCAATGGCGTTTTGCTGAATTGCTTAGTCTCTGGGTCAACATCGTAACGGTAATGCCGCAGACATTGCAAGCCTTCGTGACAATTCTCACGGTCAAACCACATATTTGTAAACAATGTTCTTGCCGCATTGATTGAGTCTGTAATGGGCGTTCTAGGAATAATCTTAGTTTTATAACCCGCGGCTCTGACAATTTCCTCAATACTTCTGCCGTTTGCCGCCAGCGTTTTGTTCTCAGCGTCATGGGGCAACCAAAGCGTGTCGTACATATAGCCAAAGGTTTGCATCTTGGATAAATACTCACTCATGGTTTGTTGATTGCCCTCAATGTAGCGAATCAAACGGGTTTCCATACCTATAAACTGTAAGAACCAAATTGCTGTGGCATCAGACCAGCCCAAGTCAAAGATGGCGTGAACTGGCTTTGTGGCATCGTAGTTGACCTTTGTGATGCGCCCATCTAACTCGGCCAGTTGCATTTCTCTGGCAAAGACTGCACCATCTACCGTTTGTCTGCACAAGCCTTCCCAAACCACGTTATAAGCCTGTGGATCACGGTATTTAAGCGCATCCTTTTCCAGTTTCAGCGTTTCGGGAAACCACGGGTTATCTGACCAGTTGACCTTTTGAACTATGCAATCTTCTGGGGGGCTTAAAACAAACCGTTGGTAAGTCTCATCAGTTTCCAATTCTGGATTAAATGTGACCCAAATTTCTGATTTTGCTTTGCGAATAGTAGGAATCAAAATGTTCCACGACATACGGCTGGTTGTCTGCGCTTCCTCTACCCAACAAACGTCAACGCCCTCGTAAGACTTGACGTTAGCCACATTGTTTTTTAGGCCCACAAAGCTGAACTCTGTGCCGTTCTTAGCCCTGATTGATGCTTGGGTGATTTCGTAGAACCCCTCTAGCCCAAGCGCCATGATTTGATCACACAGTAGCTTGTGAACTGAGTCTTTGATAGATGTTTGGAATTCACGGGCGCAAAGCACCCTTAACGGGGCTTGAGCGCCTTTAATGAGCAATGCCCTAGCAACCCCCCATGACTTAGCACCACCGCGGCCACCGTATAGGACTTTGTAACGTGATGGCTTAAACAGGCACTCTAGCTTGAGTGGGAACTCAGCCTTTGCGACAGCTTGTGCAACGTCACTCACTTGGCTTCACAAATGAAACTTGAATGCCCGTTAGGAATGGCGCACCATCAGCACCAGTAATTTCTTGCTTGACTTGCTCACGATACTTCTTGGGGAATCTTGCCGCCATAGACCTAGACCAAATTGTTGCGTTGATCCTGTCGCTTTCTTTGTTCTCAATCATGTGGGTTTGGGCTATATCTTCCCACCATTGCATTTCAAACTCTTTTGCCATGTCCAAGGCGTGTAAAAATTCTGAGTGTTCATCACGCCAGTTGTATAAAGTTTTAGTTCCCACGCCTAAAATAGCACCAATGGCTTCAACGCTTTTACCGATCTTGCCCAAGGCAATCACTTCCTCACAAAACTCTGGTTTGTAAAGGGATGGTCTGCCTACAGGACGTTTCTCGGTTGTTTCAGTCATTCGGTAATTCTACGGGTTTCTCTAATTCTCGCAACCAAGCCTGATTTTCGGCAATAGCGCCTGATATGGCGTGAAAGTTAGCCAACATTTGTTCTTTTTGCTTTTCAAGGTCAGCAATTCGGGCTTTTATTTGCTCTAGCATTAGCAGTTCCAATTCTTGAGTGATGCCTTGGCGCGTTCTGCTGGCCCTTTAGCGTTCTTAACTACGCCTTCCATTCGGGCGCAAAAACTTGCCTTACGTCCCTCATCCTTTTTAGTTTTTGGATTAGGCGCTGGCGGCTTTAGGTTTGCATTGTTCTTGGCGTTGTACTCAGCGCGACCCTTGGCGGTCATTCCCGCACCCTTGTCTGTCGGGTTGTAGGTTTTATCTTTACCCGTTGTCTTATGGGG